TATTAAATTGGATAAATCCAAATAAAATAAATTGGATGTATTTGTCTGGCAATGAGTCAGAAGGTGCTTTGCAGTTGCTAGAACAAAATCCAGATAAAATTGATTGGGAATGGTTGTCAACAAATCAGTCCGCAATACAGTTGTTAAAAAAAAATCAAGATAAAATAAATTGGCAAGAGTTGTCTAAAAATCCGTCAGCAATACAGTTGTTAGAAAATAATCAAGAGAAAATTAATTGGAGCATGTTGTGTTTGAATTCGTCAGAAGGTGCTATAAGGTTGCTAGAAAAAAATAAAGATAAAATAAATTGGTTTAAATTGTCTTACAATCCGTCAAAAGGTGCTATTTACTTGTTTGAAAAAAATTTAAATAAATTAAATGAAACAAAAAACTGGAATCATATTAATGGTTGGGAACATTTGTGTAGAAATCCGTCTGAATTGGCTATGCAGTTGCTAGAACAAAATATAGATAAAATAGATTGGTATTGGTTGTCTTTAAATCCGTCAGCAATTCACTTGCTAGAAAAAAATTTAGATAAAATAAATTGGTTTACCTTGTCTGGAAATCCGTCAGAAGGTGCTATGAAGTTGCTAGAAAAAAATCAAGATAAAATATATTGGAACTTTTTGTGTAGAAATCCGACAGAAGGTGCTATACGGTTGCTAGAAAAGAATCCAGATAAAATATATTGGGATATCTTGTCTAGAAATCCCTCAGCAATTCACTTGCTAGAAAAAAATCCAGATAAAATAGATAAAATTGATTGGATTTATTTGTCTAAAAATTCGCACATATTTAAGTATGATTATAAAAAAATGAAACTGAACTGTATGTTGTTTAAAGAAGAGTTAATGAAAAATAGGTTTCATCCTCGTAATATACCCAAGTTTAAAGATTGGGGAGTTAATGGATTTGAGTTTGAGTTTGACTCTAATTAAGTCCAATATAATTTAGTTAAGTTACTTTGTTGTCATACGCAAAGTTTTATACAATGCCGTCTTGCGTTTTTTTGCATGAATGTCAGAAATATGATGGTTAATTTTCTGTACAAACGATGGTAATTTATATTGCTTTTGTAACAAGGTAATGCAAAACGCTTCCATATTTGCTCGTGTTGGTTTAAACATAATGTAATCGGAGATACGAAACTGATTTGTTGATGTTGTAGTAGCAATAGGATTGTTTTGATAGCACCACGCAATAAACGCAGGATAGTTAGCAAACAATACTAAAGTAATAACATAATATGCAAGAATTGACGTATTTTCCTTATATTCAGTTTTAGCTTGACCACGAATAAGTTGCTCATACGAGTTAATATTCATATATTCAAGCACTTTAGCTGCTTGGAAAAAAGAAAACGCAATTTCTTCATTAAGCCTTTGCTTAACAGATGTTAAAAATTCATCATCGCTACTTTTAATATGTAAAGACGAAAATACCACAAAAATAATGCGTGCCCAGCATTCTGTGTATGCCTCGTAGAGGTTCACGTCACTTTTTACAGGATAAAGTTTATTTAAAACAAATGATGTTCCATATTGAATTAAATCATTGGATGCATTGGAAAAGTCAAATCCGTAATTATGAAATGTTTCATGGATGAAAACTTTAAACCACTCTTCTTTACGGTAAATAACAATTTCGCGAACTATGCTTGTTTTTGTTTTATTTGGTTCATTACAAACCATGGTAAATGCTGTGTTGGCATTAACCCAATCAATAGTAGTAATATCTTTAGACACTGTACTTTTTGAAGGAAGCATTTTTAATAGAGGAGAACGTAATAAATAAATAAGAAGTGGAGCTGTGTTACACTGATTTTTTTTTGCGGTTTTTTGAGCAATGTAAAGCCAGACTAAACATTGTCGAACATATTGGTTGATTTCTTCAATAAGAGAGACAGAACATAAATCTTGCACAGCAATAACAAACGATATAGGTCTGCGGATAAGTTCGTTTGATACAGGAATGTTATATGTTAACGTGCATTTAGTATCCATTTGTATATTTTTCCAAATTGATGGCGGAATTCCCTTAGAGTCAAAGTAAATGACCGATTTATTAACCATAACGTCAAGTTTTAATCCTTGTTGCCTTTTTGGCAAGATGGACTGTGTATGTGTATTAACCAGTAATTCGGCATTTTGTATGGTTGATTTTAAATGTAAAAAAAAGTTATTTGTATTCATAGTTTAGGGTGTCTACCATATAATAATTTTTTATGTTTTATAAAAAAACTGAAATTACATAAAATAAAAGGATAAAGTAAATGGGCTTTCGTAGTAAAAAAACCAACAAAAAAAGAAAAAGTAAAAATAAAAGTAAAAATAAAAATAAAAGTAAACGAAACACTACAGTCAAACTTAAAAAACATGGTGGTACAACACTAAGTAATAATTCATTCAAGACTCTTAACTGTGCTCCAAGTAAAATTAAAGGAAAAAAAGGTAAATTACCTACATGCTATGATGATACACAGTTAAAGTTTATCCGTGCAGTTTGGAATGCAAAATATCCCAATGATATTATTTCAAAGTCAGCATCTTTAAGTGATGTATGGAGTGCTTTAAAAGGTAAGTTTAAAAACAAATGCAATGACGAATCGTGCTGGGTTGACCAACTGGGTGCAAAGGCTAAAGATTTAAATAAAGCATTCGCTCCTAATGCTCCCAAAGAATGGTCAACAAAGCCAAATATGTGGCTAGACAATATTAACATTGCAGATGTAATGAAACAATATGAATTCGCATACAAGTGCTTTGATTTTATTGGACCATCTCCGATTGATTTTGATACACGAACCAAGGGAAATGGTGTAAATCCTAATGACGATTGTATATGGGAAGAGCTGTGCAAATTTAGCATAAAAAAATGTTTGTCCAAGGATAAAACGAAGATTGGTATTATCTTTAATACAGACCCTCATGATAAGCCAGGTCAACACTGGATATCCATGTTTGTTAATATAAAAAAGGGAAAAATATTCTTTTTTGATAGTGTGGGAACTACAGCACCGAAAGAAGTTATGGTTTTAGTGAACCGTATAATTAAACAGGGGAAAAACCAAAAACCGCCAATAAATTTCAAGTTTGACCAAAATCATCCAGTTGAGCACCAGTATAGTGATACTGAATGTGGAATGTATTCTCTTTACTTTATTATTCAGATGCTTGAAGACAAAATAACAGCACAGTATTTAAAAACACATATTATTACAGATAATCTTATGACTGAACAGCGAAAAATATTATTCAACTAAGCAGTTTGATTATATCCCAATTGCTTTTCATAAGTTTGAAAGAACAATTTATTGTTTAATATTTTATGTTTTGGTAAAGGAGGATGTTTATTTATATCTTTATATGTTTTAGAAAATTTGCCTGCACTTGCTATTGCTTTGTAAGTATCCACATTCAATGGATAGTGTATATTTGATTTCACTTCCAAATTTCCAGCTTCTTTAATATGATTCATAGTTTGTTCAAAGTTATTGATTAAGTCTTCGTATTTGATTAATATATAATGATTAGTTTGCTTTGGCATGTCTTCTATTAGAAATTTTAGTTTAGTATAACGCATTTCAAATATATTATTGTATCGGTGTTTAGTGTACATGTTGCGGTCTTCCATTAGTTCTTTGTTGGTATTATCATGTAAAGACCAAAATTGGTTATTTAAAAAATTGTATGCATTGCGATTGTGAACTATTTGTTGAGCAGCATAATTAGTATTAAATTTAGGTGGTATCTCTTGGGGCTTAATTGAATTAGATAAATGATGTGGTGATTTAAACAAAGAATTTAACCAGTCGCACGGATTACGAACAATGCCAATAAACAAGGTGTCATTCGTATTTGATAAGTCATTATGGCCAAAAAAATGCTTCCATCCATATTTCCAGGTGATTGTTGCATTAAAATTTTTAGTTATTAACCCTTCTAAATAATTGGTTCCACTACATCTTTCGCCATAAATGGTAAATTGTTTTACCATAATGTTTGTTTAGATAAACATTATATTTTATATTTTTACTATACTATTTTAAGTATCCACTGAATTTAATGCTAACCTTAAAACACCCATATTAAACACATCATATTTTATTATTAAAGGAGCATCGTTATCTAAATATAATTCAAGCTGAGGACACAACTCCTTACACCGAACAAACAAACTTAAATATTTCAGAGAAAATTCTCCATGCACAATCTTGGACATGTCTTCCTGACTAGTATCACCCACTGTTATAGTGGGTGTTCTGTGGTCGGTTTCAGACGACATTGACCCAGACCCTTTAAAAAATAACTCGTTGCCAACACATTTTATTTCAAGGGTTTTTGAAATATCTGACATGTGCTTAACAATCTTTGCAAACTCTGGAGAAGAAAATGTTCGAATCCTTGGATAATTAATCTCGGGATAGTCATGTTCATTGTTTCCTGGCTCTCCTAACTGAATCTTTTTAATTCTAGTTTTACCCTTTCCTTCTCCAATAAGAGTTAACTGTGAAACAAATCCGTTGGAATAGTCTTCATTTTCAATACAAATGGTTAATTCTTCTTCTGAATCAAACGAATTAATACACTTGTAAAAATGCTCAAATTTAAGACCAATCACAATTTGTTCCTTTTTACATATATAATATTCTAACTTTTCTGCATCCATAAAAAGATGAAGCAAAATAATTAAAGAGTCATCCATTTCCATCATTTTAAATCCTTCTTTTTTAAAAACTATATCTCCAGAAACCAATAACTCTTTTATGCATGAAAAAAGAGTGCGAATGGGGTTTATTTGAACCGTTTTAAACGCCATTACTACATTGTCTTCATTAAAAATATAAGACATTTAAATTTATAATATTATTATATACACCTTCCACTTTATTTATATTGTTTTTACTTATTTTTTACGTTTTATTATTTATATTTTATTAAATATAAAAAATATAATTTAATTTAATTAACACAATATCATTGTTTTGGTCTTAAAATTATAATCTCCACACTTATTTTCGCCATTTTTTTCAAAATCAGCAGTAAACACATCACCATAACTAAAATCATCATTCGATTTTGCATTAAATACTAAATATGTTATTTGGTCAATAATTATTTCATCAAAGTTCTCATAATTTATTTCAATTGCATTTGACAAAATCATATTTTCAACATTATTAGTATTATCTACCACATTTTGTTGATTTTTTTTAGGTCTTCCCCGAGGTTTTAATGATTTTTCTTTTGTTTTTTCGATTGCTTTCTTTTCTTTTTCTTTTGCTTTTTCGATTGCTTTCTCTTCTTTTTCTTTTGCTTTTTCTTCTTTTTCTTTTGCTTTTTCTTTTGCCTTTTCCGCTAATTTAATTGCTTTTGCATCATCTTTTTCTTTTGCATTTTTTTCTAACTTATTAGTCTTAACATCCTTAACATCCTTAATATTCTCTTGAACATCATCAATAATATTAGGCTCAGTATTAGGCTCAGTATTAGGCTCAGTATTAGGCTCAGTATTAGGCTCAGTATTAGGCTCAGTATTAGGCTCAGTATTAGGCTCAGGTTTAGACTCACTTTTTATATTTGCGTTAACATCAACATTTATTTCTTGAGCCTCAGATTCAACTAAATTAACTCCAAAACTAATCCACTTTGTAAGCAAATCTTTGTGAGTTAATACATCCTCGATTTTATTTAATGATTCCGGAACATCTTTAAATGATGTCATGCACTGAATAAGAGTTCCAACTATATTGGTCATTTTCTCAACCGCTTGTTTAGTAGATTTCTCGATAGTTGTCATATTTTATTATTAATTTATAATACTACTGATTAACTTAACAATATTATAAATCATTTTTATTTTTTTATTAGTTTTTTTATTTTTTAAATACAAAATAAAAATCATTTTTTTATCATGGTTATCTAGCTTGAAGTTGGTCTTTATATGGTGCAGGATTAACCGGAGAATTATATCCACGCAATGCATTATAACCCGAGTCAAAGTTATATGCTATGTCACGATAACTGTTGGCTACATTTTGTATGAAAGATGCGCCTCCACTACGTTTACTGTTACGTTTCTGCCTATGTTTACTAGTAGTATTTTTAATTTTATGTTTTTTGTTTTTTTTTTGTCTTTTCTTTTTTCTACGCGTTTTCCTTCCTCCTGTATATTTAATCATCATCTTTGTGTCTTGATTGTACATATTTTGTGGAAAATGGTTGCCGTGATTTTCATTACCAGTTCCATAGCCTGACCATGAATTTGGACTGCTGGTCCATGGTGCACCAACTAATGGTGCAGGAACTGAAAAACTACCACCATTTTTGGAAGATATTGCATACGGAGCAATAGATGGCGTATTTGACGCACCATGCTGTCGTTTATGTTTTATTGTTTTACGAGAATGTTTTCGACGCTTATTTTTAGTTGCATAAGCTTTCATTATTATATTCCTTTTATTTTATTCTAAACTAACAAAAACAAAATATAAACAAAATGTTATATTAAATAAGACATGAAAATTATCAGCATTGATGTAGGAATTAAAAACTGTTCGTTTTGTGTATTATCTCAGTCAATTGAAACCAAACTTATTATGGAACATTGGGATATTGTAAATCTCATCGAGTTAAATCCAGTTATTCATCCAGTGTATGAATGCACTTGCTATAACTATGCAGGCACAAAAAAAGAAAAAAAATGTGTCAAACAAGCGTTATATAAAAAAGGGTTGTTAAATAATAACTATTTGTGCGAAGTACACGCTAAAAAAGACCCTTACTTTAATATAAAAGAGTTATTATTACCAGCATTAAAAAAAGCATTACTTAAGGAATTAATTTGTTTAACTAACAAATACAATATTAATACAAATAATGTTAAAAAAAAGAATGAATTAATCGATTTGTTAGTTAGTCATCAAAATATTCATGGAGTAACTTTAATAAATTCTTTGGCTCCAAAGAAAAAGTGTGCAACCATTCCTCTGCAAATTATTGGCCGAAACATTATTCAGTATTTTGACACATTAAACGTGAGAGACATAACTCATGTTATTATAGAAAATCAAATTGGATCTTTAGCAACTAGAATGAAAACCATACAGGGAATGCTGATGCAGTATTTTTTTACGCGTAATACAGATGTTTGTGTGGAATTTATCAGTGCAACAAATAAATTAAAAAAATATTCACTGAATAATAGTCACGAACTAACAAGTGCAAATAATGAAACAAATAAAACAAATAAAACAAATGAAACAAATAAAACAAATGAAACAAATAAAACAAATGAAACAAATAAAACAAATAAAACAAATAAAAAAAAGCAATATGATGCAAGAAAAAAGAAAGCAGTTGCCACATCTGCTGATATTATTCAAACAACCGATACTTTGGCGAAATGGAATGATTACTTTATTTCTTGTAAAAAAAAAGATGACTTGTCTGATTGCTTTTTACAGGGGATTTGGTTTTTAGAAAAAATGAAATAAAAAATGAAATAAAAAATGTAATAAAATATGTGTAAGATTTATTAAAGAAACCATGAATGTAAAATTACCAATGCGTTTATTAAATTGGATAAATCAAGATAAAATACGTTGGGATCGGTTGTCTTTGAATGAGTCAGATGGTGCTATGCAATTGCTAAAAAAAAATCAAGATAAAATACGTTGGGATTGGTTGTCTTTGAATGAGTCAGATGGTGCTATGCAATTGCTAGAAAAGAATCAAGATAAAATAGATTGGATTCATTTGTCTGGTAATAATTCAAAAGGTGTTATTCGCTTGCTAGAAAAGAATCAAGATGAAATACATTGGGGTGTGTTGTCTAATAATCCGTCAGAAGGTGCTATGCGGTTGCTAGAAAAAAATCAAGATGAAATAGATTGGGATAATTTGTCTAATAATCCGTCAGAAGGTGCTATGCGGTTGCTAGAAAAAAATCAAGATAAAATAGATTGGGATAATTTGTCTCAAAATCCGTCAGAAGGTGCTATGCGGTTGCTAGAAAAAAATCCAGATAAAATAGTTTGGCGTTGGTTGTCTAGAAATTCGTCAGAAGGTGCTATGCGGTTGCTAGAAAAAAATCAAAATAAAATAAATTGGATGTATTTGTCTGGAAATACATCAGCAATGCAGTTGCTAGAAAAAAATCCAGATAAAATAATTTGGAGATGTTTGGCTTATAATCCGTCAGTTATGCATTTGCTAGAAAAAAATCAAGATAAAATACATTGGTGGTATTTGTCTGAAAATACGTCAGAAGGTGCTATGCGGTTGCTAGAAAAAAATCAAGATAAAATAAATTGGTATCAGTTGTCTTGCAATCCGTCAGAAGGTGCTATGCGGTTGCTAGAAAAAAATCAAGATAAAATAAATTGGGATAATTTGTCAGAAAATCCGTCAGAAGGTGCTATGCGGTTGCTTGAAAAGAATCCAGATAAAATAAATTTGTCAAAATTGTCTGGAAATTTGTCAGAACATGCCATGCAGTTGCTTGAAAATAATCGAAACAAAAGAAGACATTGTGTTTCACCAGAATTTATGGTGATTGGAACTAATCCAAATAAAATATATTGGTATGATTTATCTAAAAATCCGCGTATATTCAACTATGATTATAAACAAATGAAACATAACTGTATGTTGTTTAAAGAAGACTTAATGAAAAATAGGTTTCATCCTTGCAATATACTCAAGTTTAGAGATTGGGGGGTTAATGGATTTGAGTCAGTTTTTTATTGAAAATGAAGCATTAGCGTTCTTCAGCTACTTCTTCAGGGATTTTTGCTCCAACCAGCTTGGATGCACCATGAAAAAAACTAATGAAAAAGCCTATTAATATGATGAAAAATGCGGCAATGTCACTGCGAAACACAGTTTGTTTCAAGTAAAAGTGATTGATGACTAAAATCAACGCAAACTGAATTATGATTAGTAAGAATGTATCCTGAGTCGGTGTTACAAGGTCATACTTGTCTCCGACCATTACGGTAAAAGTCATAACAAACCAATCCATCCACGCAAACGGAATTGCCATCTTGTATGCTTCCCACATACTTAGGTTTTTATACGGCAGGGTTACAAATTGACCCCACATGGACAAAGATTGCCCTAAAATAAACAAAGCAAAGAATAAAATATAATGGGGAACTTTTGAATAATCCATGAATACTTTCTTCTTGTACTCTTTTATTATGTTTTATTTTTGTTTACATGTTATTAATTATAACGCACTTCTACCAAAAAAACCTTTTTGGGTTGTAGTTATCCAATCCTTATCATTATGTGTTTCAATCAATCTTTTCTCTAATGCTTTAGAATACGCCCGCATATTTAAAGCGGACCATGCAGACAATAATCCTCCTCCTTTGGTTTTTGTTTTTGCTTGTTTTCTTGTATGCTTATGTTTAGGATTTTTCCTAAACTTTTGTTTGTATTTTATGGATTTAAACATAATATTAACTTTCTTCTTTTAATAGACTTTTATTATTTTTTTTTCAATTCGGCCATGACACGCCCGTATTTTTTCCTGGTTTTATGTTTTTCTTGGAATGCTTTATCTTTAGATTTTGCTGTTTGAACAATTGATTTTAAATGCTTTAGTTTCCATTTTTTTTGGTCTTTTTCATATCGTTTATGGTCTATTTCGGCTTTTTTACGGACACGGTTTTTGTGTTTTCGTGTTTTAATCAACTCTTTTCTAACCATAGTATTACCCTTTTGAATTTGGTTACGTTCTCGTTCTAGTTGTATGTTTTCTGAATTTTGTAGTAAGGGATGAATTTCGTCCATTATAACTTGCTCACGATCTTGAATTGTTTGCTTTAAGGTTTCGTCTTGCAAGTGCTTGTTGTCCTTGGCATTTTTTTGCACATCTCGGCGTTCCTTTTGTAATTGCTTTACATTAACTATTTCTTGCTTTTTTTCGGCTTTTAGAGTTTTTTTGAAATGTTTGCGTAACCCACTTAATATTTTGGATTTTCGTGTTATCATATTTTTTCGTGTTTTGTTTAACAATGCGGTTCGCACTTTAACTATTTTTGTTTGGTTTGTTGCAAATTTACTGGCTTGTTCTTTTTCGAATTGAATAATTTGTTGAATGCGATTTACTTCCGACTTGTCATCACTTGCTCTCATATCTTCTTTTAACTGAAGAACCCTATTTTTGTATGCAGATATTTGTAGGGTAAGGTCAGCTTTAATTTGTGTTGTGTTTGATTCAAGGTCGGCAATGTAGTCATCCATTGCAATCATGGTTGGATGAGCCTTGATGTTTTTCATAAGCTGAGATTCGCTTGTGCTTTTTGTACCACATGTATACTTGAGGTTATAAAACGTGGTTTGTTTGTATTGTTTCATTTCTTCTGCATCCACTTTACCAGATATTTTGTGAGCATCTTTAATTTTAGACATTTGGTCTTTTAGTGTGGCCAATGATTTCTTAATTTCATCTTTGCGGTTTTGCAAGTCATGCATTATATCGGCAACGTGGGACTTTACAATTTCCTTGCACTCGGTTTTATCTTTTGGCTCTAACTTTTTGCACATTTTAGCATCAATAAACGCAAACTTGGCTTGGCTTATATCTTTTAGGTCACCATTTAGTTGTTTTTGGTAGCGTTTTTGCTCAGCAACCAGAGGTGCAACCTCGGCCTCGATTATTTGCTTGGCCATTCTTTTGTCTAATGTACTAATCATGTTAGCAACCTGAGGAGACACCATAGGTACACGAATTGGCTGAATATGGGGCTGGGCAAACTGCCGTGCATCTCGCTCACGATTCAGATAACTAACATGTCCCGCAATGTCATTTAGATATTTTTTCTGACCAGTTGTAGTAAATGTCCCATTATCAACACTTAAATACTCGCCAGCAAATGCGTCAAAGTCTGTAGGCATTTGATTTTGGGGTAACTTGGTTAAATTTAGCAGTTTAATTAACTCCATGGGGTTATTGGTAATAGGCGTAGCAGTCATGAGTAAAACTTTAACAGATTTACTACCTGAGACAATATAAGAGTTCATCAAAGCCTTGTGCAAAGCATTCATATCAGGCCGTTCTAATGAAGATAGGTCAGTACCACCATACAACTTGTGTGCTTCATCGATAACTAAAAGTGTTTTTCTTAAAGGGTCAGCAGACCCATTTTTTTTAACTAGATCATCATAAAGCGAATTTTTTTTTGAAACAAGATTACTAAACTGTTTGTAAGACATGGGACGTATACTCCAGGATTTAGACAACATTCGCATGCGACTTGTGTTGTCATCAGGAGTGTTTTTAATGCGGTCTTGTCGAAACTTTTCATGACAAACTTGGTCAAACATGTTTTTCCAAATGTCGTTTTTTAAAGTGGTTCGTGTTACCCACAGAATAGTATATCCTAAAGGCTCAAATGCTGTAGTTGCGGCGGCAATAGCTGAGCATGTTTTACCAGTACCAACCGAGTGCCAAAGAAGCATTCCTCGCACAGGATTATTAACTGTGAAATAATTTCGGATAAAGTCCTGGGTTGGTGTAAAATTTATAAGGTCTGTTTTTCCTCCACCTTTTTTATTTATTGTGTTTGAACTTGCAATGCTTGTATTTGCAATGCTTGGACCCGCATAACCACACATATTTTCCATTTTTACATTATCCCATGAATGTTTGCTAAAGTGGTCACTAATATAATTTCGAAGTTCATTAAAGTTCATAGCTTCCATGTCTGGAGCAAAAGGGTCACGAAAGGAATCATAAATACTTGAGTGTTTACTGGGTACAGATGAATTATATGAAATTGATGCTTTACTAATATCAGCAAGTGAATTATATTTGGGTTTGGATTTATATTTTCTTTGATACTTGACACATTTTTTTGTTTTTGAATCTCTGTGAGTTCCTTCTGCACATCGCTTAAGTTTACATTTTTTTGTGGTTTTACTTCGTTTTTGGCCTTTAGGACATCGCTTAACTTTCCATGTTTTACTTTTGATGTTTGGTGATTGGCTAAGACTTGATCCTCCAGTTCGAGATATGTTGGCTAAACTTTTGGATTTAGATTTGGATTTAGATTTAGATCTGGATTTGGATTTGGATTTGGATTTGGATGTTGAATTGTTTATAGAAAATTCGTGAATTTTTTTATTTAATTCATAGTCAACAGACCCTAAAATAGTTGCTTTTTCTAAATCACTTGCAAAAGTAAACAACCGAAAATCAATTCCAACTGATTTTAAGTATAACTCAATTGACGTTTTTGAATCATAAAATGTTTCTTGGTACTTGGGAGCAATTGTTAAGTCATAGTTAAATACATAAAGAGGCCAACCTTGCTTAGGATTAAACACAAGACCCTTTTGTCCACAAGTTCTTGTACCACGTCCAATAACCTGCTTTTGGTCTGCAGCCGTAGTTTGTGGTTCAAATATATGAATATACTTGACATCAAATAAGTCGATTCCTTCTTTAAACCCACTGTCCATGATAATAAACCGAATGTCTTTCCCGTATATGTTTCCAGGCCTATCATTATACTTTTTTAGAATAGCCTTTTTTGTTGCAGTTGCAATCGGTTGGTCAAATACACCAACAGAAGATAGTAAGTAAAAGTTGTTAAATGCGGTTTTGGCTAAAACTGCATCATTAAGTAATTCAATCTTTGTAAAGTCTTTTTGCGACCCAACCTTAGACGGTTTAGCAGTATAGCCCAGGTTGTATCCACTTGCAATAAATGCAGCAGCAATCAACTTAGCACCATATAATCCATTTTTTAAATCAGAAAAAATAAAATGCTTGTAATGACGACCGTCTCGTTTCATATCCGCGGCATCAATTTCTTTAATATGCTTTAGCAGTTCAGTCATTTTAGGCGACCGCAATGTCATGTCTTTCAACAGTTTTGTTGGGTTAAAATCCACGTTATCAAATTTAAAAGCATTACTACTGATAGTCCAGTTGGAGCGTTTTCTGATGCAGTCAGCATCGTACGTAATAAGCGTGTCTGCATCTTTTTCAATCATATCTTCAAACTCGTCTAAATCTGGAACTTGTGCCCGAATATCATTCACAACGTTACTTGGTATTGAAACTGACTTTGATTTTTCTTTTTTATTTTTTGGTGATTTGTCACGCATTTTCACCACAAGTCTTTTACTTATACTTATTTATTTTATTGTTTACAAACAATAAAAAATTAAAAAACCAACATTTTATTGG